AAATTTATTAATATCGGCGTCGTCGCCAAGTTCTTTGAGGAGCACGTCCATTGCAGCTTTTGATCTTGTAGAAGCATCAGCGGAAACCTCTTTGATTGCTTCTCTCACATCTTGAACGTCAAATAATTTTGTACTTGCTTTAGCCTTTTCATACATAGGACTAATGACTTCGTTTTTGTTTTGCTTGTTTGCTACTGAAGCTAAAAACCCAGCATTTGGTTGATCAATTAATCGATTAAAATCACTCTCAATACGAGCTCCAGCTCCTTTAGACCTGTTAATAATATTTCTTCTCAGCGTGTTGGATCCTTGACCTTGGATGTTTGCTATACCGGAGGCTAAGCCTTGTGGAGCACCCTCGACGTCAGCCAGCATACCTTCCTCACCTAAACTGTCTAAATACGCTTTTACGTCTGTTCCGCTGTCTTCGGCGTTCTTTACTTGCTTTGCAACTCTTCGAAGAGCTTGACCCTGATAACCATCTTGAGCGCCACGATACATATTTTGCATAATATTTTTAAAGCCCTCGGCAGCTCTTCCGGCAACTGGAGCAGCTCCGCCAGCGGCTCCGCCAATAGCAGGATTTAAAAAGCCAACATTATCTACTCGGTTCATAAAGCCGCCTTCGCCAGCGCCAAACTCAGGAGCTGATGCCAGGGCTGCGCCCGTTCCTGCGCCAGTAAGAATTTGACGCATAGTCGAAGCGTTTTTAGCTAGGTTTAAACCTTGCGGTACGCCCAAGCCTACTGTCATCGTGCCAGCACCTCCAACAAGCTGGCCTTTGCTGTATTCTTCTGGGGCAGAATATTTATACATTTCATTTTTCTGACGTACTAAATCTCTGTGCCTGGCGTATGCTTCTTTGGCACTTTGCAAATCTCCATTTTTTAAAAAATCTGTAGCGGCCTTGTAAGCTCCGTAGATCTCGTCATCTAAATTAAATGTTGCTTGGGCTTTCATGCCGGCATAACCAGCCTGAGTTTCGACAATTTCGTTTACTATCGCTTCTGTATTTTTACGATAATTATCTAAAACTTTTTGCTCATTCTCAGTAATACTGCCGTCTTCCTCATGCTTAAAAAGTACCGACGCCGCATTTCGTTTTCTAATAGCCTCTTCGTAAGTCATTAGCTTAACTCCTCAGTGGCTTCGTCTCTTGTAAGTTCATTTGGATTAACATTTGCGCCGCCAGTTCCTAGAAAAGCTTTAACTTCAGCTAGTGGATCATTCATTGCTTCAAGCTGTCTTTGCCCTTCTTGACGAGATATTTCCTCATTAACAACTAAGTTAGCAATACGAGCGACTTCGACTTCATACTTACCTATTGCAATCATAGTTTTTACGATGAGCTGGTTACCTTCAACAGTAGTTGTTAAGGCTGGCAAACTTTGTTTAAATAAATCTAAATCAGCGTCAGACATAGGACCAGAACCTGGCTGTCTCTGCCCAGGAACCAACCTACTTATTAATGCTTGAGCGGCAGCGGCTGGAGCTGACCGATAATCAATTCCAAAACTATTTGCAAATTGCGACATAGCTTGCAAAGGACCAGTATTTACGTCAGCTAATAATCTCTCTAACAATTCAATATCTGCAAGTTTTTGACGCGCAGGGGTGTAATTTGCAGATAAAGTACTCCATCTAGCTGCTTGTTTCTTTGCTACTTCCTCTCCAAAAATATTTTTGTTTGGTTGACCAGTTGCGCTGTAACTTACAATGTCATCATTTCTGTCTAAAACGACGTTATAAGCGCCAGGCTTAACCTCTAATCCAAATTTTTCGTTTAATTCTTTTGCTGACATTACGGTTTTGTTTCCGCCAAGCTGCTTCGCCATTGCTTGGGAAAGAACTTGCTGCATCAATCTTGGATCATTCTCAACGAGCTTAGCCAGCTCCGGATCTACTGATCTTATGTATTCCAGGCTTTTATTATTCATACGCTTAGTTTTGCGATCCTTAATGTCCTGGGCGGCTAATGCCATCATAGGTTGTAACTGTTGGGGATTGCCGCTTAACGACATTAGAGCAATTGACAAACGATCCGAGGCATCCTGATCCTTGCCGGTCACCGCGTCTTTTAGCTTGCTAAAACCACCACCGACAGTTTTGCCCAACATTTTAAATAAAGGATTGCCGGCCATTCCAGAGGTTTGGTCATTGCCTGGCATGTTGGTGTTTTGTGGGCCCAAAAGAGGTGATGCGTTCAACGGTTGGTTTTGCATTGCAAGCTCCATAAATTTCTGTGCATTTTTTCTGTGGTCGCCCATGCTGGCAACTTTTTCAGCGACAGTGCCAGGCATGCCACCAGCTCTCTGGTCCGTCATGTTAAAATTGTTGAGACCACCGGTGTTAATAGCTGAATAAATTTGCTTTAAACCCATTCCTGGTTGAATGCCGACTGCTTTAAGATACTGATATATTCCTGCGCCAGGCCCGAGCTGCGTGGAAATAGCTTGCGGACGCGTTTCAAAACTTACGCCGTACTGATTTGCCTGGGGTTCTCCAAATTGTATTAAGCCACGATGCTGACCGAATTGTGTTTCTGGGCCGAGCTCCAATGGATTAAACGTACCGCTAGTTTCATAGCTTATAGCCGTCGCAAGATCGATCGGATTAATACCAAGCGCGTTAGCCGTCGAAAATATGCCCTGGGCTATATCCATTAAATCATTAATCCAGATCCGCCTCTAAGGACGTAATTAAGTGCTCCAAGGATGCCTAACGCTCCTGGATTGTTTGAAGTTGTGCTAGACATAGGTTTAGGAGCCACTCCAAGGGCCGCCAGCGGCGTGTTCAAGCTATTTATGGGTGATTGTGCATAATTAGCAAAATCGCCTCTAGCGGCGTCTATGAGCGCCTGTTGTAAGCTTTGCTGCAATAAGCCTTGCTGGAATATATCCTGGTTTAGAGCTCTGCCGGTATTAAATGCTGTATTAGCCATGCCACCGAGCTGATTAGCAGCGCCCAGGCGAGCTGAACGATCTGCCATAGCGTTTGACATAGCCGTGTTGTAACCCTGCATTCTGAGCGGCGCCAGGGTGTTAGCAGCCAAACGACCAAACTCAGCGTTAGTAACGCCCTCGGCCACGCCTTGCCTGGATCCGCCATATGCGCCAGCGCTCTGTGCCTGGGCTCCTAACGTGTTCATTGCCATTTGACGTTGGCGCTCGATATCTTCCTGCACAGTGTCTACCACCTGTTGTTGGTAGGGGTTGTTAAACGCGCCGACGTTCAACGGGCCACTCATCATATTGTCAGTCGCCGCCATAGACCGTTGCATGCCCGTAGAAGCTGCATTGTTTACGTTGAACCCTGGTTGCGCCATCCCTGCGCTCATGTTTCCGCCAGGACCAGCTAATACTTGTGTAGGAGCCAAATTTGGAGTTGTAATATGTGACATATCACCAGTGTTAAAAAGCCCTGGTTGAGGCACTGAATGATTTGCTGGTACTGGATTTGCAGCTACTCCGCCGCCTTTGCCGCCTGATCCTGCCATTTATGAATTCCTTGTAAATAATCCGACAGCAAAAAATTGTACGCTGCGGAGGGTGAAAGTTAACGCGCCTCGAAGGTCACGCCGCTTGCCTGTCGCGAACGCAATGTATCGCTTAAACTCGTCATAATGCTCAGAAGCTTTTCCCTGGTCAATTTTACGTCTACCCAGGTATCGGTATCCTCGACGGATAGTTTCGCCCCACCATTTGTTATGTAATCTTCTCATGCACCAAACCTCGGCCTGGCGACGTGTCTGGTAGTTATAAACTCCGGTCGAAATTGCATGAGTAGCAATTACGCAATCGTTTTTGTTTCCGCTAACCGCGGCCCCAACAGTGCTATCGCTCTCAAGCGCGTCGAAGAAATCATCATCGCTCATGTTTGAATTAATTAAATCAGTCTCAGCTTTTAGGCTTCCACCAGCGGCGAAAGCTGGATTGCTTAAATATGCAGGATCATTATTATTATTGTTGTTATTATTGTTATTGTTGTTGTTTGATAATGTATTCACTATTTGACTAACAGGTGAAATTTTTGCCAAATCCTCAACGGCTGTTGTAGCTATATTTTTGACGTCACCGAGCATTGCGCCTGCATGCTCACCAAAAGTCATATCAAAAGGGTTTTTGTCTTTTATGGTTAAGCCCATCTTATAAGCTTCGGCAGATGAAATAGTATCTGGGCCATAACCAACAGCATAAACGCCTCCGTCTGCATCTTGCCCATAATTAAAAATAAGGTTTCCAGGGTTGGCTTGAGCAGCTTTAGCGTAGTTCATTTTTTGCCGAGCCATGTGATCAGCCATACCCATTCTGTCATTTGGGTCTAAAAAGTTTGCTACCATATTACCGCTCGCGCCGGCGCCGCCAGTTCCTGAACCAGATCCGCCGCCCATAACAGGCTGACCTCCAACGCCGACTGGCACTACATTTTCGTATCCAATGTCGGAGACATTACCGGCGTTGATCCCAGTCGTTCCCGTAAATGGATTTATAAAGAAACTATCAATGTAAGAAGCCTGGGCAGGGCGGTCATCTGTGAATTCTCCGGTTATTGCATCAAAGACAGGTTTTGCGCTGTAACCAGTTACGCCGCCGCCATAATTTGTAGGAGCTGGCATTCCTCCAGTAACAGCCGTTCCTGTTGGAGCATTCAGGCCGAAAGCGTTTGCCGCGTTAGCAGTATTCAAAAAGCTAGAATTCTGCATCGGAGAAAACGCTGCAACGGTCGGACCATACGTCATAGGCACGGCACCAATGCGACTTATTCGATCAGCCTGGTTAAGGTTACGCCTAGCAGCGTCCTCGAGCCAGTATGGAATTTCTGTCTGCGTATTTGATCCGCCTTTGCCCATTTAAATCTCCTTTACATAGCTGGAATGCAACGGCTTCCATCCATATTTGCTTAACGGTTTTTTCCATCCAAAACGGCCCGTCATATTTAATGCGGTGCAGCCCTGGTCTTTTGCCCAACGTATCACATCGGAATGCATACTTAAAATTTCTGTGAGATCTCCGCCTCCAAGAAAAATATTTAACACTTTCATTTTTGGATAATTTATTATTTCGGTAACCAAGCAGCTTTTTTCTGCCGGCCACAATTGCATCGTTCCTTTGTAAAGGCCCTCGTAAATATCAATTATATCGTGGGTGCCGCCAGTGTATTCCAGGGCCGCCTCGATGTAAGGTTTGCACCGCTCGAATTCCTGAGTGCCTAAAAAGTTGTTAGAGCTGTTCTTTTCCATATGGCCGTGCTTCCATCATAATCTGACGTGCAGACGTAAATATAACTTTGATCCCAGGCTATCATTCCAGATTTATTGCCTAGAGCTCCTACAGAAGAAGAGGGGGTCGCTTGCTTCATTGCTACCTGGCGAAATGCATTTCCAGCGGAGACAACTGGATAACCTTTATCGTCATCCCATAAAAATGTTCCATTTTCGCTTGGGTTGTCTTCACTAGTTTTAAAATATAATTTTCCTAGATTACGAGATAAAAATAGGTTTATTTGTCGGCCCCACTGACGCAAATCATTGCCTAGAACAGGAGGAGTAACAGGCACTATCTTCGCCCCCCTGCTTTAATATCCAAACGCATTATACCAACGCGCCAATCCACTGTTTGATCACCCTCAACGCGCATTTTAATTTGTCTTCCACTAAAACGCACTGAAGTCGGATTTGTTGGATTAAATGGGCCAAATATTCTTTCCGTATCATTTGGTAAAAATTTACTTTTAAACTTTAGATTTACGTCACCTTGAGTTTTCTCATCGGGAATTACTTCCGTAACTTTTAATATCTCATCACCGTTTCCAACGACTATTGCGCCGGTTTCGCAAAATACAGTTTCGTTATCGTAATTGAAGCCAACCTCGTGATTTAGAATATCAGAAGTTGTTCCGTGTGAAGCCATAAACGGATATTTAAAAACGCCACGACTAACTCCGGCTGTTCTTGCCAGGTTTCCAATAAGCCAGTGATTGTCTTTGTAATCGTAGGCAACATATCTGTCACATTCATTTGAATTTGCTGAACAATAAAACCACCAAATTTCGCTGTTAGCTCCATCTACCATACCCCAGATTTTACTCTGTTGGGTACTGTTAAAATCACCAAAAACATAGTCGTGAACATCACACTGTAAAGTCTGGACGCTGTTACCATCAAAATAATGAAAATTTTCTGCGCCAAACCAAAATGCCCCTTGATCAGTTGCCACTGCACTTAACCTAGAAACAGCACCAGAATTGGTCGAAATTCTTGCAAAGGAGTACACGTAAGGTGGACCCACGTATTGGGCAATGTGACTATCGGTATCAGTAATGATTAGGGTGCCGCCCCTTGTCCTAACGCCGCACATAATCTGACCGCTTGTGACTAGCTCAATATCACCAGCTTCATTGGTGGCGGCAGCGCTCCATGTACTTAGGTCTTCCTTGTCACACCAAGAAACTTTGCGACTATTTCCGCCAGACCCTAATGCAAAAAGAAATCTTTCCTCTGTTACAACTATTCCTTTATTGTTGACGGGCGCATTTGCCAATGGCTCAACAACAGTCTTTTTCTTTAAAGAAATGTTATCTATGTCAAAGTTTGGGGTGTTATAGGCTTGCGGTATTATTTCAATTTTTACTGCCGTATCATCCGCGCCAAACCTAAATGTATTTGTGCCAACCGATAATGTTTCATGCACTGAAACAGTGTTAGTTGACGTGCCAGTAACTTTTACCTTCACATTAGGTACGGTTGCAGCATTGCTATCATCATTTGGGTCAACTAAATCTACAGTAACATCATAGCTATCTTGAACGTCAGGAGTTGTAACTAAACCGCTCACTGTTTGATCTAAATTTCCAAAATTTTGTCTTTGCAATTCATGGGTAGTTCCAATTTGTTGAACAAGAATATGACTTGACCCTATGTCTACATCAAATGTGTGACCTGTTCCTAAAGTTGAACCAGAAGCCGTAAGGTTGATTGCACTACCACCAGACGTAGCGGCCAACTGAAATGTATTTGTAGTTGCGCCAATAACAAAATAATTTGTTCCTGTTGTTAAGCCACTTATGTTTGTGCCGCCACCATTGTTGTAAGTAACTTCGTTACCATTTGAAAACCCATGATTAGTAATAGTTATTGTTTCAGTTGAATAATCGATTGGTCCAGCCGCCTCTGCCGCTGTCACAGTAGTTATAGAATTGCCCATTGCTGCGCCATGCAAGGAGCACAGATATGTCAAACCAGTTGCTGGGGCATCACCTGGAACTGCAAAGGTTACAGTTGCATTGGCGGTTCCCTCCGTTCCTGATGTGGAAATTCCTGAAGTATAACTTACGCCACTATTTTGAAAAACTAATGGGTGCGTACTATTAGTGCTATCGCTGACGTCAAAAGTGTAGGTGGTGCCTCTAATTAAAGTTATAGCTGGCGCAGTAACACCGCCAAAATGGTATTTGTTTACGCCGCCAACATTTGCAACGGTTACAGTTATAGAAGTTGCACTAGTGGTAATTGGGTCGGGGTCAAAAGATGCATTTAAGTCAGGCGTTAAATCAATAGCACTTCCGCCAGAAGTAGCTGCCAACTGAAATTCTGAGCCAGAAGCATTTACAATAAAATAATTTTGATTGTTAACTAAGCCGCCAATATCAGATCCACCACCATTTGAATATTGAACTTCGTTACCATTAGAAAAAGTATTTGACGCTACAATTTTATTATTTGTTGTATCTTTGACAGAATTATTATCAGCATCAAAAATTAAAGAATTTCTACTAATAAAATTAATTGCAGAGCCGCCAGAGGTCGCAGACAATTGCAAATCATTGGTGGTAGCATTTACAACGAAATAATTTGTATCACTTGTAAGACCATTTATAGCAGTTTGACCGCTTGGAACTACATATTTTATTTCGTCACCATTACTAAAATTATGACCATTAATTGTAATTGTATTTGAGGAATAACTTGTTACAGAATTATTGTTTGCATCAATAACGGGTTTGTATTGAGCATACTCAGCAACACCGCCAGAGATAGCCCAATTGGTTCCTTTGGTCCAGTTAGCGTCAGACGCAAATACACCATTTGTAACCAAATCAGCGCCAACGGTTGTCGTCAAATCCCATTGAAAAATTCTACCATCAGTTGAACTTAACGCTATTAAGTTCTGGCCGAAATTATCAAGTTGCCAAGTACTCGCCTCTTGCGGAATGGTACTGCTTGTAACTGCTATTGGTTGTCCATAATAACCAACTCCATAAAACCCAGAACCGTAACCAGTATTTACAATTGCATCCTCACGTCCAGCCGCCAGGTCATCGGGTGTCAAATCATATGTAACGCCGCCGCCCGTCATCGCAATCAATTGGTCGTAACTGCCTCCGGCAATGTAAGCCTGGCCAGTATTTGTTTGCCAGGTAAGCATGCCTCGGACTATATTATTGCAAAAATTAGCTTTTCTGACTGCCCAGCCGCCAATAGGTTTTAAACTGCCATCAATCCATCTTACTAGGGATCCGTCTCGCCATCGATTTGAGGCTTCAAGTTCTGTACCATTTCGGTAAAATCCAGGTTTTAAATCTAAAGGTACTAATGCCACTACGCTACTCCTAAGAAAAAAGCATCTGAAGCATCAAAACTGTGACTATTTGGTGTCGCGATGCCATAAGCAACTCTAATGATTTCACCAGTGCTAAACGTATGTTGCGGGCTTCTTAAAACACAACCTTGGTTAAAAGCAGATTGGTTTGAGGACTCGAAATAGAAATGTCCGGACTCTGTGCTTGATTGTGTTGTGGGAGTTGTTGCGGCTGGATCAGTATAATTGTTAATTGGAGGATGACCTATCTGAACGAAAGACCCTGTATTACTATGAGTGCTAGGAGTTATACCTCCTGCATAACCAGTATTTAATGATGGCGTTCCATAATAACTAAAACCAGTGACGTTAAATCTTCCGTCTGTAAAAGTATTCGATGAAAAAAGGTTAAAACTGTTCATATTATAGTACGTCATATTTGCAACGGCAGATAAACTATTTCCAAAATCTCCTGCGGTAGTTGTTGTGCTAAATGTTCCCGAAGTCTGAAAGTAACCAAGTTGGGTATTATAAACTAGAGTAATGGATTGACCGGGATATTGTTGTACTGATTGTGTAACCCACGTTTGCTCTGATTGTGACGGCCTAATACCCATAGCCTTGTCTACTGTGCTACTATAAAAATTACCTGGAGGTGAACCGCCAGGAGTTAAAATCTGCATGCCAGCTATTGCAAAATCATGCCAGTAACTAGTGGTTCCGTTACATTTAACACCAATGTGAATTCTTTTAGTTTGTCCATTTAGAGCAGATGGAACAACAAAATCTATGACATTAAAGTCTCCTGTTGAGTCTGCCGAAGTATTGGTTGTATCTATGTAACTATTTCCAAAGTTAACCATCTTTGCGTCAATTGTGTCTGGTAATGCGCTTGCACCATAAAAATCGTTGAAATCTATTTCAGTCGATAATGTGCTATTGATAGTCTTTCCAGATGCCGCTGTTAAACCTCTTATATCAGCATCATTAAAAGAAACTATTGTCGCAGTAGTTCCGCCGACCTCGGCATGAAGATCATTTAAAGAAATTGCGCCAGACGTTTGCAGAGCCATTAGGGAGTTCCATACCCTGTTACATTTCCAGACGCCACCAAATCACCAGATGAGCTGATGCTAAATCTTACTGATCCATTATATGAAAATCTTAAGGAGCCGCCGCTTTCACTTATTGACCAATTACCTAATTCAACTGTTGTTGCAGCTACTTGTCCACCTGATCCATAAATGACAGCCTTAGAGTTAACTACTTGATTTGAAGCTGCGCCATCAAGAGGAGTAAAAGTTGACGAGTTTAAATGATTTACAATGGTATCTAATGAATTATTAGTGAGTTGCCCCCAAGAATTTTCTGACCCGCCAATTACAGCTTTGGTGATTGTTACAGTCATGGATAATATTCTCCTTTGATTTTAATTAATAACACAACATGGACAGACGCCCAATTTTACGTGTTAACAAATCGTTCATTTTAAGAAGCATTCGTATAAACTTTGTTTGGTATAGTAATTTCAGTGTAAGTTTCAGGCGGTATGCTAATTTCTGTGTAAGTTTTTGGCGGTATGCTTAATTCTATAAAAGGAAATGTTGCTTGATCAATGACAGGTCCGCTCATGTTAAAAACACCAGTAAAACTATAATTTTGTGATATTTGAGTAGTGCCAACAGTTGGATTATTTGTAATCACATCAGGCGCAGAAAAAACATATTCATTAGAAAGTGTCGCTGTTCCTACAGTTGGATTTTGTGCAGTAACATCTGACGCTGTAAAGTTTTGATTAATGACAAGTGTGGTTGTTCCTACAGTTGGATTTTGTGTAACGACGTTAGTTGCTGAAAAACTATGATCTTGCGTAATTGATCCATTGCCAATTGTTGGACTTTGTGACGATACATTTATTCCTGCAAAGGCATTAGTTTGGGTAAGCGTGGGAGCGTCTATTCTTACTGTGCCTGTAAAAACGTTTGGCGCGTCAAAATTTTCATCCTCGAACATAGTGAGGTTGCCAATGGAAACAGGATTAGGAGTATAAACGCCCGACAGATTGTGTGATTGCGTTAGTGTGGCTGTTCCCACACTTGGATTTTGTGTGACAACGTTAGTTAAACTTATACCTATTTCTGAAACACCAACATCTGAAAACGGTGCAGCGGCAATAGGATGAATACCAAACATTTATTAAGCCTCTAATGCATCAAGTCGTGCTTTGATTGCAGTGTTTTCTGTCTCAAGAGTTTCAACTTTTGTTTTCAGTTCTTTAATACCTTCGACCAACAGAGGAACAATCTTTGCATAATCTACGGTAAGATATTCTGTTTCTGTTGTTGATTGCTTACTAAGAGTTTTGCCAACTGCCTCTGGTAAAACTTTTTCTAATTCTTGAGCAGAAACACCAACTTTTTGAGCAGTTTCCTTTTCTATTAGATTTATAGTACCATCTGGATTTGTACCTCTTATAAGGTCTGTAACAGTATCGCTATCTGTGTAGTGAAAACCATTAAGTTGACTAATTTTGCTAAGTGCTTCTGGAATGTTAGCTATTCTTTGTTTTAGTATGTCATCAGAATATGATAAGTAATACCCACCCCCATAATACGTAGTTCCTGCTACATTTATCTGTTGGCAATACAAAGTGTTAGTAGTGGTTATGTCGCCATAACTATATATGTAGCCACCATTTTGGATATTAACCTGATAAAAAGTAGGAGATGAACCATAGCTATAGCCAGATGAAACACTTCCCCAATATGCTGCAGAATTAGAGCCATTAGACATTAGAACTTGACCAGAGCTACCTTCGTTGCCCCCACCACCAAGGCTAATAGCTCCATTCGACCTCAAACGAAATCTTTCGTAACCTGAACCATATTTAAATAGTAAATCAGAGCCATACGTGGTTTGGATAATGCATTGGAATCCGTTACTAGCTGTACTTATATCAATGCCTTTTCCAGTTGAATTATGAAACTGTGCGATTGTACCACTCGTACCCGATGTGTTCACCTCAAAAGGCGCAGTATTAGTAGACAAACCAGAAATTGCATTAGTTGTAATTCCAGAAGTCAACAAGTGTGCATCAACATCGCTGTCAGCATAACCAGCCGGTGGACTTGCCCACGTCAAACCGCCAGTATTACCAGATTGTGCTGAGAGAAAATAGCCATTTGTGGGCGTGTTACTTACTTTGAGATTGGCTTCGTCAACCACATCGTCAGCAATGACTGTAGCACCGTCAGCCGTACTTGTGACTTCCCCGCTATGATTAGGGTGGACATAGGCGTTCGCGCTTGCTGCAACTCCATTTAGCTTAGTTTGCAAAGCATCTGTGAAAGCATTTGTATCTGAGTTATTTTCGTATGCTGTTTTTATTTCAGCATCAGTTTGGTCAGCCGTTGCACTAGCCTCAATACCGTCTAATTTTGTACCATCAGTTGATAAATTTCTGCCGTTTACTGTGCCGCCAGTTGTAACGTTATTTGATGCATCCTCCAATACTGATTTTGCAGACGGTAACGTAACAAAAATATCCTTATCACCAGCTCCCCAATTGACTGCATTATTACTATTAGAACTTGATAATATAGTAGTCCGCGCCAGGGTGCTTCCACTTGCGGTATATGTGCCAAGTCCTACCTCAAAATCAGTTCCATCGCTACAAGCGTAATAAGTTGTATTTCCATCACCAACACCAGAAAAACTGGCAAACCCTGATTTAGCTCCGGCTAGGTTATAAGTTCCGGTGCCAGTAGTAGCCGTGGTTTCTTGTACTCTATCAACAACAACAAGAGCCATTTAAATCTCCTATTATGACGGATCTGGTATGCCAATGTCTAAGCTAGATAATGCAAATGTATTTCCAGACGTAACAGATTGTGAAGCAGTCAGCGCACCAGTCACCAACAGTCTACTATTTGTGGTATCGCTAATGGCAAAATGGGTTGCAGTTCCACTGGCTGTAATACTGCCGCCTGATACAGCCGACAATGTAACTTTACGTCCACCGCCTGACGCTGTTCGATCTGCCGGCGCACTAATACTAATACTAGTAGCATTGCCCAAAGTTTGGCTTGATGTTGCTTCAGCAAATGTTGTGCTTTCTGCGCTTGTCAAATCGATGCGGTTTGCTTCTGTGTCAAGGGTGGTCAATCCCGAATCCAGTACTCTGTCTGCTATACTACTCATTAGTAACTCCTTATTCTCATGCGACGGCCAGAACCGCCAGTTTTTGCTGTTTCATTTTCGTGGTTTAAACTTTCTATTGCTGAAGCATAATAGGCGCCCCAAACTTGGATCCTGCTATCGTCCATTAAGTACGGAGCTGAGTGTAAAAGTGCTCCATAAAGATAAACGTCTGGGTAATAAGTAAGAACCCAATTTGTAGGATTTCCAGAATTCAAACCATCGAGCAAACCATAATATAAAAGCTCCAGGGTGTAGGAAGCGTCTGGGGTAGGGAATGCCTCAAGCGCTCCGTCAATCAACGCGTAATATGATGGCTCTCCAGTAGCATTAGAGGCGTCCGAGCGTAGCTTGGAAATTTCGTTTGTTGCGGCGAGCTCTAAAACTTTAGTGGCAGACGTGGCTAGAGTTAATCTGATTGGCACAATAAAATCAGTTGGTAATGCTGTGTATTGTGTGTCTAAAACGGCAGTCGATCTTTTTTCCATGCGCCAATGCCTGGCGTCTCTATTTAGCTTAGCTTCAGCTAAACGAATAAAAGACGGGATTGCAGTTGTTAAATCATCGCGGTTAAGGAAATTTGCAATTTCCGCCGTCAGCTCAGTGTAGTTTGAAATACTCATTGCATCTTGCCCTCGCGTCTAAAATATTTTTCCAGCTCTTCGAACACCGGCCTGGCTGCCTGGGCTGCTCCCTTAACGACTGGCTTGGCAAATGGAGCCAAAGATAACGCGGCATCACCAGCGCCCAGAGCGACTTGACCAACCTTGCCTAATACACCAGGCATGCCATTCATAGCGTAGGCGTCCGGTATAGCTCGTGCAGCGTCGTAGGCGTCTTCCGCGCCCATTGCAGTGCCTACGCCTGGCATAAAGCCGGCAACGTTCATTGCTTGCGTCGCCAGTCGTGGGTTGCCAGTCATACGCAAGACTTCATCAAATATATTATAGCCTATCATGTTCTCGGTATTGCTGGCATCCATTGCCGCCTGGAGCTCTTCCTGGGAATATTTATAGCCAGGCGCTACGCCTCGACCTCGGTTACGACCGGACAATTCCATGTTTGGCTCTCGCGGTATTTTCATCTCAAAAGCTTCGCCGGCTTCGCCCATCGTGTTGTCGTACTGGCGTCGAAATCTCTGCTCCTGCATGTTTGCAATCTTAGCTTTTAAATTGTTTTCTATTTCGCTCATAAGCCCCTCATGTTGTAGT